CAGCAACGCGCTGGCTGCCGCAAGCCGCCTGTGCGAAGCCTACGGCCTGCCTGCCGGAAACATGATGCTGCACGAGCTGCTGAGTGCGACGCGCCAGATCATGGAGCTGGCCACGCTGCAGTGCGCGCCGTATCTGGCCGAAAAGGTAGTGCCTGAGATCCACGCGCTGCAGCAGACGTCCGACAAGATCGTCGCCGCGCTGGCCCACAAGGCCGACTGACCATGCCGACCGTGCTCGACAGCCGCGGGCTGCAGCGGCTGGTCGAGCGCGCGCGCGATCTCGGCGAGAAAGGCGAAGTGGCCGTGCAGCGGGCGAAGTCGACCGTGGGCCGCCGCATCAAGCCCGAGGCGCGCCGCAGCCTGCAGGCGGAGTTCAACTTGCCGGCCTTCCGGATTCTCGACGGCCTGCGCTCGCGAGTGACTGATGACGCGGTGGAACTGATCGCGTCAGGCAAGGGCGTGAACATCGTGAGCTATGGCGCGCGATGGAACCCGCGCCGCGACGGCGCCGAGGTGCAGATCCGCAAGGGCGGGAAGCGCGAGGTGCGGCCCGGCGCCTTCATCGCCAAGGGCGCGAACGGCAACCGCATCGGCCTTGAGCGCAAGCGCCAGGGCGGCAGCGAGTACAGCGACGGCCCGCGCGTCGGTCGCTACCCGCTGAAAGGCGTCTACGGCCCGTCTGTGGCGCAGCAGTTGGCGCAGCAAGAAATCGGCGACGAACTGGCCGAACTCGCACAGAACACCCTCTCCTCCGAACTTGACAGGCTCCTGCGCTGATGGCAACTCGCGACGAAACCCTGCGACTGCAATTCGAAGTCGAGGGAATCAGCAACCTGCGCGACCTGCGCACGCAGATTGACCAGCTCGGCGCGCAAGGCCAGGACTCTGCGGCAGAGCTGTCGCAGCTGACCGACGCGCTCGCGAACACAACGGGGCTACAGCAGTCGCTCGCCCGCTTGCGCGAGCTGGGCCAGCAGTACATCGGATTGCAGCAGAGCCTTCGCCAGGCGCAGGCAGCGACGGTGCAGCTCGATGCCGCAAGCAAGTCGTCGGCGGCGAGTCAGGCCGCGCTGCGGGCATCAATCGCCGACCAAGAGCAAGGGCTGCTGCAGCTTGCTGCTGCGGCCAAGAGTGGCGAGCTGAGCGAAGAGCAGCGCCAGCGCGCCAGCGCCGAGGCCCGTGTTGAAATCCAGCGACTCACCGCCGAACTGCGCGAGGCCGAGGCGGCACAGCGCCGCTATGACGCCGAGCTGGAGAAGTCGCGCGGAACCGTCAGCAAGCTGGCCGCGCAACAGGACCGTCTGCGCACACCGATTCAGCAGCTCCGCAGCGAGCTTGAGCAGGCCGGCGTCGCAAGCAAGAGCTACACCGCCGCACAGGCAGAGCTGCAAGCCCGAGCAACGCAGTCCCGCGCGGCGCTCGATGCCTTGGCAGGCAGTGTGTCTCGGCAGGTCACCGCCAACCGCGCGGCGGCCGTCAGCGCTGAGCAGCTGGCAGACGCGAACGAGGCCTTGGGCCGGCGCGGCTTCGGCGACATCACGGCCGAGATCCAGCGCGTTCGCACCGCCTACGAGACGCTGCGCAACAGCGGGACGCTATCGACTCGCGAGCTCGCACAGGCGCAGTCAAGGCTGATCGAGCGCACCCGAGAGCTGCGGTCGGAGTACGGCAGCCTCGGCGCATCGCTGCAGCAGGTGCAGGGCAGCCTGATCGCCGCCGGCGCGAGCCTGTTCGCGGTCACGCGCACGCTGAGCACGGCGGCCACCGCCGCGAGCCAGTTCCAGCGCAGCCTCGCCGCGATCAGCACCATCGCCCCGCAGGCCGATCTGTCGGCGCTTGGCGAGAGCGTGCGCGCACTCACGCGCGAGTTCGGCGGCGACGCCAGCCGCAACGCGGCGGCCCTGTACGAGATCATTGCGGCGGGTGTCAACGACACCACGCAGGCCCTGGAGGTGCTGCGGGTCGCCAACCAGCTCGCTATCGGCGGCCTGGCCAACACCGAAACTGCGGCATCTGGTCTTGTCGCCACGCTGAACGCCTATGGCCTCGCCGCAGAGGACGCCACGCGCGTCAGCGATGCGTTTTTCGTCGCAGCGGCTGCCGGCAACACCACGATTGAAGAGCTGAGCAACAGCATCGGCGGCGTCGCGCCGCTGGCGGCTTCGGTCGGTGTGTCGATCGAGCAGCTTACCGGCGCCGTCGGCGCGCTCACTGCTGGCGGACTCGACACCGGCCAGGCCTTCACGCAGATTCAGAGCGCCATCACCGCCGTGGTCAAGCCCACGGCCGAGGCCAAGCGTGCCGCCGAAGAGCTGGGCATCCAGTTCGATGTCGCGGCGCTCCGCTCGCAGGGCCTGCAGCAGTTCTTGCTTGGGGTGTCGGAGGCCGCACAAGGCAACGAGACCACGCTGGCCACGCTGTTCGGTCGAGTCGAAGGCCTGCAGGGCGTGCTGGCGCTGACCGGCAACCAGGCCGACGCCTTCGCCAAGGCGCTAAGCGACATGGAGCAGGGCGCCGGCCGCACGGCCGAAGCCTTCGCCAAGCTGCAGGAAACGCCAGAACAGGCGTTCGCTCGCTTCCAGGCGGCAGTAGGCGACCTTCGAATCAGCTTCGGGCAGGCTGTCACAGCGCTGACCCCGCTGCTGGAAGGCTTCACCGACATCATCAACCTGTTCAACCAGTTGCCGACCAGCATCCGCGCCGGCATCGCTGGGATCACCGCGCTGGCAGCTGTCATCACCCCGCTGGCCATCGCCATCGCGCAGAGCCGCGCGGCGCTGGTTCTGCTGCTGGGGAGCCTGCGCGCAATCGGCCCGGCCGCTGCTGGTGCTGGTGCTGGCGTTGGCGTGTTCACAACGGCAGCGAACGGTGCGACGGCGGCTACAACGCGGCTGACAGGGTCGATGGCAGCCCTTTCGCGCGCGTTCGCTGTGCTTGGTGCTGCAGCTGTCGGTTTCGAGATCGGCACAGCGCTCAATGAGCCGCTGACCCGATATCGCCTTTCCGTGGATGAGGCAGCGCAGTCAACGGTTCGGCTTGCCGTCGACGTGGAAGCAATCGGGCAGGCCGGCGCGGAAGCTGCATCCAAGTTCGCGAACTTCGGAAGCGTCGCCCTCAAGACCGCCTCTGAGGTGCAGCAACTTGGTGAGCAGCAGCGCGAAGCCTACCGCGCTTCGCTGGAAGGGCTGAACGCATTCCTCCGCGGGCGCGCCGAAGAACTTATAGCGCAGCAGCGCAGCACGAAACTGACGGCCGAGCAGCGCGAGGAGCTGAGCGGCCTGTTTTCCAAGCTTGACGAGGTGCGCCTAGGTTTCGCGAACCTGGACAGCGCAGCGATTGGAGCGGCCGACAGCATCGCGACTGTTGCAACTGCAGCAGATTCGCCTGCGGTGGCCCAGCTGGCGTCGGACCTCCGATCTGCAGCATCTGACAGCAAGGAGCTTGGCGAGGCGCTGTCTGGCGCGTTCGACGGGATCGACTTCGACAACAGCGCGTCGCGCCTTGGCGAAATTGCACTCGCGATCGATCGGGCCGCCAGCAGCAGCGCAGCGGCAGGCGTCGCCATCCGCGACGGCTTGGCCAACGAACTCCAGAACCTTTCGGGCGGTGAACTGCTGCGCTTTCAGCAGGCCGCTCAGTTCGCGTTCGACGCAGCCGGCGAAGGTGCGGGCGCTGCCTCGCAGATCCTCGACGCGACGCTGGCCGAGAGCTATCGCCGGCTGGGCGTCAACGTCGAGGCCGCCGGCGTCAAGATCACGAAGCAGGGCCAAGAGATCATCGGCAGCTTCCGTGCGATTGCGACCAGCGGCAACGCTTCGGCGCAGGCGATCGGCGCGGCTTTCACCGCGGCGCTGAACAAGGCGCAGACCACCGGCGAGGTGCAGGCCCTTGAGGACGCGCTGCGCTCGGCCTTCGCCGCTGGCAAGGTCAGCGCTGCCCAGCTTGGCGCCGCTCTGTCAGCCGCCGGCGCGCGGGCGTCCGACATCACCAACGGAGCGTTGGAGGCGCAGGGCGCACTTGACGGTCTTGGCGAAGCGGGGCGCCGTGCTGCGCGCGAACTGATCGCCTCACTGCAGGCGGCGCGTGCTGGTCTCGAAAACGAGGCCGGACAGCTGGCGCTGGCCATCCAGCGCGGGCTGTCAAATGGCGAGCCCGTGGCCGCGCTGCAGCAGCAACTTGCTGGACTCCAGGCCGAGATTGCCGGCACGTCCGGGCGCATCGAAGGACTGACGAGCGAGCTGGGCGGCTTGGGTGAAGCCGGCGAGGATGGCGGCAAGCGCGCCGCGGCCGGCATCAACTCGCTCACGCCGGTGCTCAAAGACGCCGCCCTGCAGGCCAAGGAGACAGCCGCCGCTGTTGACGACATCGGGCAGCAGGGGCAGCAGGCCGGCGAAGAGGTGGAGCTTGGCGTATCCAACGCGCTGCTTGGGCTGATTGATGTCACGCGCAACGCTCGCGAGGAAGTGCAGAAGCTTGGCCCTGCCGCGGTCGAAGCCTTTGACCGCCTGCGCGGCGAGCTCGGCGTGGTCAACACCACGGGCCGCAGCACCGCCGACATCATGCAGCTGATCGCCGACCGCGCCGGCAATGCCGCGCGCGCCGCCGAAGAGCTGAAGCTCCAGATCGGCGACACCGAAGCGCGCGTCAAGCGCACGCGCGAGGAAATGGCGCGCCTCGCCGACGAAACCAGGCAGGCAAGCAGCGAGCTGTCGGACCTGAACCGCCAGCTGCAGGACGAAGCCGACCGCAGGGCCGGCGACGAAGAGGCCATACGACGCCGCCAGTACGAGGACCAGCTTCAGCGCATCGCCGATCTTGAGCGTCAGGGCGGCGCGTCCGCCGCAGCGCAGGCAGCGCAAGCGCGGCAGCTGGCGCGGGCCAACTTCGAGGCCGACCTCGCCGAGATCCGCGCCAAGGAACGCGAGCAGATCGACTCCAACCGGCGCGTGGACGATGACCGCAGGCGGCGCGATGGCGGCGGGTCTGCTGGTGCTGGGCTCGCGCCGACTGCTGCACCCAATGCCCCGGTGGCTGGCGGCTTCGCGCCCGTGATCAACATCACCGGCGTGACCGACCCGGAAGAGAATGCGCGCCTTTTCCTGCGCGCGCTTGAACAACTGCAGCGCCGCGGCGCTACCGGAAGGACTGTCCTCTAACCATGCGCTACCTGCCCAACCGCGACAACCTGGCCCGCACCGGCACCGTGACCGCCACCAACATCGTGCCGAGCACTGCCATTACGCGCACCGATTCCGCGCCCAAGGCTGGCGGCGGTGCGGTGTCGCTGGCCGGCGCATACACCGGCAGCGCAGATGCCGCGATCGACGTAGAGATCCTGGACGCTGGCGGCACCACGCGCCGCGTCAGCGCGCCCGAGTTCGTGGGTGTGGGTAGCGGGCAGATCAGCGGGCTGGCGGCATCCAACAGTGTCGACGCGCAGACGTTCGTGGTGACGCTGGAAAACCTGGGCGTGGAGACGCGCGCCGCGCAGGCGCCGTTTCAGTCGGCCGTGCTGGTTGCCAAGGATGCCGGCATCAGCGGAAACGCCATCACCGTCAGTGTGGACAGCAGCGGCCTGACGGACGCGCCGACCGACTTTGCGCTGCAGGAGGAATTGCGCGAGGGTCAGAACGAATACGCGGGCGACCAGTGGAACTTTGGCGCCGTGGCGATCAACCCCGACGGCACGATCCCACAGAACGCGCCGCGCATTCGCTTCGGCATCGACCCGCAGGTATACCGGCCCTTCAAGCGCTACAGCGCCGGCCGCTGGGTCTACAGCTTCACGCCGGCACCGGTCCGCACCGTGCCTGCTGGCGCGACCATCAAGGCCGTCTCCGGCAGCCGCACCATCACGATCACGGACCAGGTGGACGTCGAGAGCTTCACCGGCATCGTGACCCTGTTCGACGCGCTCTCCGCGATCCGCGACGGCTCGGACCTCGTGCGCGTGGACGGCGCGATTGTGGCCGACTATCGGCCGGGCGGGCAGGGCATCACCGACCTGTCCGTCTACACCCAGAGCTATGCCGCGAGCCGCGAGGCGGACGGCACGGAGTACGCGCGCGACGCCGAGTTCCCTGTGACTGTGGGCCCGGCTGCGCCGACCGAAACCTTGACCATCCGCTGCACCGATGCCAGCGAGTCCGGCCGCGAGCGGTGGACCGTGCGCGGGCAGGTGTCGGGCCGGCTGCAGGACGCGATCACGAATGCCCTGTACAGCTCGGGCGCCTACGGCTTCACCATCCCGCTGGTTCCGAGCCCGATCATCCCCACGACCAGCTCGATCACCGCGATCCTGGACGCGCAGCGCAGCAACGCCGCCGAGCGCCCGACGCTGTGCGTCGAGGATGCGCTGGTCGGCCGGCTGGCCAAGGCGACCACCTACGAATTCGAATGGCGCACGCGGCCCGATCCGTGCCCGTGCGAGACCGAAGCCGATATCGAGGGCGGCCCCGACCCCGACTTGCTGGGGATCGCACTCCCCGAAGGAGCAACCACCATGTCTGAGGCATCGCGGATCATCCGCGTTCAGCGCCTCGCCAACTACGTCGCCGAACACATCCGGAGCAACGCCACGCCGTTTGTCAGCGGTGGCCCTGACGCAGCCTGGGCAAACGCTGTCGCAGCGTTGCTGAGCCGCACGCTCACCCGTGTGAGTGGCGGGACGCCGCAATGGCCCGTGTGGGCGGCAGCGGTGGCTGTGTCTGCCGACAGCGTGCGCGAGCCGACGGCACGCAACGGCTATCGGTATGCGTACAGCGGCGGGACGACGGGGGCGACGGAACCGACGTGGCCAACAGGCGACGGCGCAACCGTGGTCGACGGCACGGGTACGTGGACCAACATCGGCCGGACTGTGTGGGCGATGTGGGATGCCGAGTTCGAGCAGTTCCGCGAGGACGCGGGGCGGATCGCCGGCCGACTGAACTCGACGGGCGAGATCGCCGCGCAGCCTTGGGCCTCGCCCCTGCTTGGCAGCGACACGCTCGGCGCTCTTTGCGTGCCCACGGTCCGCAACGGGCGCTACTATCGCGTGGAGTCGTTCACCGATATCACCCCGGTGCAGGGGTCCACGGAACCGACGTGGCCCACCAACGGCGGCACGGTTGCGGACGGCGATTTCGTCTGGCGCGACAAGGGCGCCTACTGGACTTCCGGCACTGTCTACGCGCAGGGCGCCATTGTTCGCCCGTACAACGGCTTTGCCTACAGGGCCACAACGGGCGGAACCTCTGGCACAAGCGAGCCCGTGTGGCCGCAGGATGTGGGCGTGCCGGTGACGGATGGCACGGTGGTTTGGCAGGCCCTGTTCCGCAATCGCGGAGCGGACGTTGGCAGTTTCGACACGGACCTGCAGCGCTATCAGGCCGCGATGAACAAGGTGCTCGCAGCCGCAGGCATCGATCCAAATTTTGATGACGCCGGGTTGGTCGGCAACCGCATCTGGAGAGATCGCGGCGGGGAGGCATGGTTCGAGTGCACAACACACGACCTTCTTCCCATCCAGCCCGGCTACTACTACCACAGCGCACGGCTCGCTCAGGATGAGACGGGCCGGCGCGTCCCTGTTTCGACGCAGGAATTCGGAATCGGCGTGGCCATCCCCTGCGAGCAGCTGCAGGACGGCGACCGGCTCTCGATCACGATTGACCTGGCCGGCGTGCCGCGGGCGACCTACCAGCAGGGCGATGAGTTCGTCCTGCAGATCAACCGCGCCGAGCCGGTCGCGCTGTCGGGCGGGCAGGACGGCACAGACACGCTCACTTGGAGCGTGATCGGCAGCGTGGCCGGGCGGCTGGACGACTACGCGCTCAGCACCACGGCGCCGGGCGGCTACAGCGACGCGGGGCTCAGCTTCGCCATCGGGCTGGGCGCGGTGCCATTTGCGCTCGGCGACCGCTACACCTTCCGCGTGGAGGCCGCGCGCGCGCAGTGGCGGCTGAACGGCGGCGCGTGGTCTTCGCCGATCAATGCAGCCGGCACCGTCGCGCTCACGGCCGGGCTGTCTGCCGTGTTCAACCCGGGCGTTGCGCCGAGTTGGGTGGCCGGCGACCGCTGGTCATTCCTGGCCGAAGCCATCAACGGCCCGGCCCGCGCGCTGCAGCCGACAGACGACGCACTGAGCTGGACCGGCAGCACGTCGATCACGATCACGCCCGCCGCGGGCGCGGTCGACGGGATGCTGGTTGCCGACCACACCATCCCTGCCGACGCGACCATCACGCTGCAGTCGAGTAACGACGCATTCGCGACTGTCGCCAGCAGCCAGTCGGTTACTTGGGCGAAGCGGCACATCTGGCTGCCCATCACGTCACCGCATACCGCGTACCGGCTGGTCATCAACCGCGGCGGATCGATCCGCTGGCTGTGGTTGGGCGATGCGCTGCAGCC